TGGTGTTGGTAGGTGCTTCAAATGTACCTTCTGTAGTGCGAGCAAACGCACTAGTTGTTGCACTTTGCAACACTGTTAGTGCAGCTGAAGAGACCACAGCGTAGTTACCAGCGCCACGACGAGTGCGTTGAGCAATCAAGTTGGCAACACGGTTGACCAACACAGCCAGTGCGGCGTGTTCGTCACCAACGAATGTTGCTGTACCAGAAACAGTAGCTTGGTTGTATGTGAACTCAGTAGCTGCCAATGAACGCAAGCTCAAGAGAATCTCTTGGTCGATTTCAGCGGTAATTTCTTGAGCCAATGCTGCCATGATTTCTGCTTCAACGTCAATGCCATGCATGGCTTGTGCGTCTTGTGCGGATTCAAATGTCCAGCGAGCTTGTAACTTACGTGTGCGAGCTTCAACGGCTTGTTTCAGGATCTGAACGCTAATTTGCTTACCGCCAGTGCCTTCCATGGTAGCTGTGTTGCCACCAGTGTAGCTAGTAGCTGTGGCCGTGCCAGCAGGTACTGTAGAATATGCCTGAGCAATTTTGAATGGGCTCAATGCTTCTTCACCAGCTGCAACGCTAGTGGCGGCTGCACTGTTGTCTGTCAGGCTGTTGGCATAACGCACACGCAGAGTGTGAATTTGACCAACAGGACCTGTCATGGGCTGAACGCCAACCAACTCGTTAGCAATAACGGTGGGCATGACACGACGGATCACTGGCAGAATCACACGGTTAAGTGTGGCAATGTTGCCAGCAGCAGTTGAACCTGCGCTTGCATTCTCTTTCAAATAGCGACGAGTGTTTTCGAGGATAACATTCATGCTATTGCGTTTGGTTCCATTAAGACCTTCTAACAGTGCCTCTTTGGTTTCGCCCCAACGACTTTCTAATAGTTCTTGTGACATTTAAGTCTCCTTGTTAAGATTAAAGACCTGCCAGGCGCTTGAGGTCGATGACATTGCTGCGATCTTCCGACACCGTGGGTGCAGTAGTTTTATCACCAGTTACTGAGGTAACAGATTCTGCAATCACTTTACGGGCTTTTGCAGATCTATCTTCCAACACTGCTGGTAGATACTTTTCAAAAGCATTTTTCAAACGGTTAGTTTGAACGCTTTCGAGTAAATTACGCATGACTTCTTGCTTTTCCTGGTTTAAGGGACGCAGCAATTCATCCATTGTGCTTTCACGCTCATTGGACTCACGGATCATACGCAGTTCACGTTCTTTTGACTCCACCACGGTCTTTGCAGTACGGGTGATGTCGATTGCTTTACGCAATTTCTGATCTTTCTCTGCAATAATGTCATACAGTTTACGGACTTCTGCCTTCTCATTGAGATGAGTGGCTCCAAATTCTGCTGCATATGCTTCGAAGATTCTACGACCAAAATTGTTCTCACGAGCAACTTTGATGTCTTCTTGTAACTGATTCAACTCAGCCTTGAGATGACGGCTAACAGCTTGACTCATTTTGTGAGCAGATTCTTTTACAAAACGACTCTTCAACTGTTCAAGTTTGCCACGTGCTTCACGTACCAGACGTACTTTTGTCTCTACGACATCGCGTTTGTCTTTGGCGAATTCTGTGATTTCACGTGCCAATGCCTGCACCACGAAGTTTTCGAGTTTTGCAACTCCTTCGGTGTGCATTTTGCGGTCTCGGCGCAATTCGCCAATTTCTTCTGCAAGTTTACTAACCATGAAGCCGTTGAACTTCTGTGCTGATTCTTTCATCTTGTGTTGGAAACGGACGCGATCTTCCGTAAGTGCTTGCTTTTCAGCAGCCACTTGCGCAATTTCTGCGGCCAAACCTTCTGTTACCATCTTGTCTAGGGCTTCTACCATTACTGTCTTGTCATGCTCATAGCGTTGTGCAAACTCTTCTCTGAGTTCACTACGTACCTGTTCACGTGCTTCGTTGAGTTTAGATTCCCAAGCTTCGTTGAGTTCTTGACTAACGTCTTCTGTGATCAGGCCACTATCAAGCAAGGGTTTAATTGCATCAAACATGCCTGGTTCTCCTTAGATTTTGAGATCCCGAATGAGTCTTTTAACTTCATTTTTTAGGTATCTCTGTACTTTGTCGCCTTCGCCAGATTCCCTTGCCATCTCCATCAGTTTATGACCGTGCTTCATGTTCATGAGACCTTCATAAATTGCTGTTGGGTAAGCATTGGGTGCGCTGGGTTGTGCAACCACATCTATAGTGACTATTTCAAAGTCACTTACATGTCCTGTTCTGTCGTCCACGTTGCCGCTGCCACGACTGCTGACGCCAAGTTTTACACCTGACGTGATCAGCGTTTTGATCAATTCTCCCATGGGAGTTGGCAATATCTTCAACTTACCACAACCTGCATGTCCGTCCATCCACATGCCTTCAACTGTGTGACACACACGATCTAAGTTGATCTTTAGATCATCTGGATGGTCCACTTCACCTAGCACGGAGTTGCCGCTGTGGATCTGTTCGTTGATGGTTTCTACTGCCTTGATAATTTCGTGTTTTGGGTAGATACGTTCATTTGCATTGCGCTTGTCACCTTCAATACAAATGCCTTTGAGGTAGAGATGCTTTTTACCAGACATATCCGATTCTTCTAAGACTTGGATATTGGCCTGGCTAAAAGTTAAATCTTCTCTAAGGTACCTAGATCGCATCTAATTAACCCTTACGTCCTGTAGGAAGTGGGCTTCTATTGTTTTGACCTGCGCTGTTATCGCCCATTTTAGGCTTTGGTGCTGCTGAAGGTTTTTGTGTGCCTTGTGCAGGTGTGTTACCAACTTTGCCGATCAAGTCTTTGGTGTTGTTGCTGTAAGCAGATGTGTCATGATGTCCACCTTCGGCAGCACCAGTGTGTACTGGACGGCTGGCCATGCCTGCTTGTCCGCTGTTGGCTGCATAGGTAGACTTCTTGTTTACGCCGCCTTCTTCACTGGTCACTGGCTTTGGGGCTGCTTTCAAACTCACAGCTTCCATCATGCCTGGTTCCATTTCGTCAGTGTCGTCCATTTCGATAGCATCGCCGCCTTCGTCAGGACCAAATCCGTCGCCCATGTCGTCACCGCCCATGAGGTCTTCAAACTCGGCCATTAGTTGATCCAGTTTGTCTTCTAAATTCATGATGTCGTCTTTGGTAGCAGGTTCACTGTCCATGTCTTTTGAGTCCATGTCCATGTCTTTCATGTCCATGTCATCTTCCATGTATCCGTGCATGCCTTCCATGTTGTTGTCATTTTCGGCTTCCATGTTCATGTCAGATTCTTCTTCCATTTCCACGTCGTCGATCAGGTCGTCAGCAGCGTCGCCGCCCATGCCTTCTTCAATATCTTCTGCTTCTTGAATATCTGCGGCTTCTTCAATATCTTCTGCTTCTTCAATATCTGCGGCTTCTTCGGCCATGATATCTTCATAGATTTGACGGCTTTTCTCCACAACAATGTCGTGGAAAAGTTCGCGGGCCTTGGCCTCTTCGTCATTGATTACATATTCAATCAATTGTTCAAAACGGTTCATATGGGAAACTCCTATAGGTAAAGTGTGCTGTTATTTACGATGTAGGAGAAAAACACCAGGTTTAAGGTGTCGAAAAGGCCAATAAATTACAAGTTTATTACATTGGCGGGGCAGGAGGAGGTGCGTACTGTTTCTTGACCAGTTTGAGTTTTTCCTTGAACTCATACATTCTCACGTCATTCATCTTTCTCAGCTTGTTGAGTTGACGCAGTGTGAGGCGGGTTTTTCGCAAGTCACTTTGTTGCGGCTGACTGTTGTCTTGCGACAGGTCTTGATACGCACTGGGTTCTTTGTAAAAAAATTCGTTTAACAGCATGTTGTTATTTATACACCAGGTGCGGCTGCACCACCTGCGGGCATGACACCACCAGGAGCAGCAGGACCTGCGCCAGGAGCCACAGGAGGTGCCCCGCTCACTTGTGCAGTCATTCCTGCCATTTCTTCACCAGTTTGAATGTCACCTTCAAGGCCGCCTGGAGTGATGCCCACACTACGTAGGTCTTGTCCAGCATTGGTGCTCATTTCAGGATCGTCACGCTCTTCACGCCACAGCTCTTCGTTTTCTTGGATCTCTTCTTCGGTCAAGCCCAAGTAACGTTGCAACAAGAAACGTTTGCTCATATAAGGCAAGGGTTCTAACTGTGTGAATGCAGTGATACGTGTGGTATCCAGTTCGCTTTGGCGATAGCTGGCAAAGTTTTGAGGTGCATTAAACGTCAAAGAGAACAGGCTGGAGTCTATGTTAAACCCACGCCATTTCATAAACATCTTGAATTCGTCGTCTAATTTTTGCACAATTAGAGACTGTAGTCGTTCGCAATACTGGTTGAATCTGTACTCTTGGATCAAGGCAGTGCCCACTTTGCCGTCGCTCATGGCACGGTCTGAATCGTCAGGACCTGTGGGCAAATAGCTTGATGGCACACGCAGACCACGAGCCATTTTGTTGTTGAAGTATTTCAAATCATCTATTTCGCCCAGATTTTGCCCGCCCGGCAGTGTTTCTACACTGCTGCCACGTCCGTCTTGACCCTGAGGGAAGAAATAGTCTTCGTTGATTGAAAGTGGGTTGTAACTGGCATCCATCATGTTGTTGCCGCCACCGGTCATGGTGGGGATCCTGCGCTGATGCATTTCGTTTTTTACACGTTCCACAAATGCCATGGCCAAATGCGATGGCATGTTGCCCACGTCAATTTTGAAGATTCTGCGCTCAGGAGCACGGCTCACACGATAGATCAGGATGGCATCTTCCAAGAGTTCTTTTTGTTTGAATACCTTGTAAATCTGTTCCAGAATACTGCGTCCAAAAGGCCAGAACACATCCAGGCCTTCGTTCAGGCTGATGTGTACCACATGCTTGGCATCCAGGCAAACTTCGTTCATGGCAGTCATAAATCTTGAATTGCCCACCCCGCCTCCGGTGCCGCCATTGGGCATGGTGTAGTTGGCATTGCCTGATATGGTGCCTGTCACAGGGTTGGTCATGTAGTCTGTGGTGGTCTTGGCTGCCACAGTCATGTTTTGAAAGTTGGGATTGATGTCACGAATCACATACTGCTCGGGACGCTTGCCTTCTGATTCGTTCACAATAACTCTAGCAACCTTGCTCATGTCCACCCACATCATCTCAAATGTTTCTGGATCTCGCACAAACACTTGGTCACCGTACTTGATGGTGTTGCGGAACAGTTTGAATATGCGCTGATCCAGTTTGTTCAGCTTGATCCACTGTTGCAGTTGTTTTTTAATAATGCTGACTTCGTTGTCAGTGGGTTTGTCCTGATAAGTCACTTCAAACGGTGTGCCGTTGTGTTCATTCATCTGTGTGGAAAACTCAGCAATGATGTCCATGCAGGCATTGATCTCTGAGTCCATGTCCATATTCTCGTACTGGTTGTAGCGTTCAATACGATTGGGGTGTCCAGAGTACACTTCTGGCAGTCTTGACGCATAATTGCGGAACACAAAGTCTGCAGGCATGCCTGTATCTGACCCGTCATTTTTGGCATATCCAGGTAGGCCAAATTGGTTCCTGCCCGAGATTGGACTCATCACACCTGAAGTGTCTGCTACCTTGAAATACTTTCGCCAGCCGGGTTGTTTGGGTTCTGCCATAGTGTATTATTTATTGTTAGTTGCTGGCCACTGCTGCCATTCGCTCACTGGCTTTGGCAGTGCTGGCCGTGCCGCGACTGATGGCTGCTAAATGTTCAACCATTTGTGCCTGCACTTCAGGATCTTTTTGTTGCTGCATTTGTGTGACAATCTGCAACATGGCATCTTTGAATTCTTTGGCAGTCTGTGTCAGTGCTGTGTTGACATCAACTTTGTTTGATTCCATGACTTCTTTTACTCGCTCGCCCAGTATGTTGCCCGCATCATCACCAATCATGCGGCTGCCAATGTTGGCCATGCCAACATCATAGTTTTGCAACATGCCCGATTTGATGATGTCTTTCCAGGTGTTGGGATTGGTGATGATTTCATTCTGTGCATCATAAGCCCCCAGTTTGGCTGCTATGTCTTTGAGTGCAGCCATGTCCGTGGTGAGTGGGCCCACATTGGGACCAGTAAACTCATTGCCTGTGCCTAAAAAATTGCCAGCGGTGGCATCTGTCAAGCTGATGCTGACATTTTGTTTGCGAGTAGCTTCTTGATTTTTAAAAGCTGTCT